ATTTTTCGTAATAGCAAAACGAAAATTCTCGTAGGGTTGAAGACCTAGTCCCCCTACACATATTGGAAGGAAGAGATTTCTTTGGAAACGAAATCTCTTGCGAGTATCGGTCTCATGGACTGTAACCATTAATTGCTCTTTTGGAGGTAGATTTAGCTTTACCGCCAGAGCAAGCCACTCTTCGTGGTCTCGGAAACATCCCTCTATGGATCTATTTATACTACTCGCCCATCCTGATTCGCTAACTTCCTCACGGTTCTGCACCTTGTGCTTACCGAGAAGAAGACCGATATTCAGGAATTCTATTCTACGCGGCCCTAGGCTCATTCTCTTGTCTCCATAACAATTCTCAAACGTTATGGGCCAGTGACAACTCGTGCTATTGATGTTAAGGTAAGTCGGGTGTATATATGCCTTCCCAACTGACATCTCAAGACCTAGTGATTTTCCTAAGTCCTGATGCAGGGTCCACTCGTTGGAATTCCCGCAATATAGCATGTCGTCGCCGTTAATCAAAACACTCTTTTGCCAGTCATCGTAAGACCATGCACCAACGATATCGGGATCATTGTTTTCATGATCCCACCCGAGAGTTCGGGGGAATTCTTCCATATCGTTAGCCTGGTCCCTGACTGCACAATAGAGTCCGAGATTAGCGAGACAAAGTATCGGAAATGATAGAATCGAGCCCATTAATTGACCCCGAGTCATGGTCCCTCGCGGAACCACACTCCTCGCGCCAGTTAATGGATCTATCACAGGATAATAGAGTTCGTGAGGTCCAAGAACCGAATAGGCTATACGCCGAAAAGGCTCAGGAACATCACGCAAAAGATACTCTAAAATCCTACCCGAATAGAGCCAAGAAAGTCCATCGGTTGCAGCACTGTAATCGATGGAAAGCCATTTATCGCCTCGACCCGGATCAGCCTTCTCGTAAAGATCATAAAGATCACTCTCGAGAAATGGACGGCCAATCAGGCGAAAACACGGCATCTTTCTCATGCAAGTGTGCATGGACTTCTGAATTTGTTTCACGAGGTAGTAGGGCAAAGGTTCACCCTTACTTATCACGCGAACTTTCATAGGTTCAAGCACAGCTTGTATGGCACACTTGAGAGTACGCTCTTCGACGTTCTGTGTTGCCACATTACGCCAAAGATCTCGACCGTAACTCTCTCTGAACTCCAACACGGCCTGACCCCCTTTTTTAAAGTGGAAGGGAGTCCATGTCATAGAACTGAGTTCATCCGAATAGATCATATCCGTCGCTGCAAGGTCAATCATCTCTCTAAGAGCTTGAGTCTGACCCCCTTCGGATCTACTATTCGTAAAACAGGCAGAGCGTGATGCGAATTGGTTCGAAACCAACGACCAATCGATCAGAGCTACATCATCTCGTACTCTACGAAGAACGTCCTTAAAGAAAGGGTTCTCAAAAATCCTTTCTATGAGAACAGGATTTCCTGGGTCTGTAGATGTAAGCGTCGCGAGATGCTTATCGTACGTAGCTGCGACAACTTTCCCGGAAACGGGTTCCGTTGCGCGTTTTGCCTGGTACCAAGTGTACCATAAGTGGGTATTGGCGGCGGAAAAAACGTTTATGCGATTTTTCCACCA